GGCGACATCAATCAAGGGTGTTGGTAAGGAGGTCGCAAAGCTCCTTAACATCAACCTGAAAACCTGGACGTTGAAAGGTGATGTTGAAAACCTGACAAAACAGTTCGGCGAATTTGGCAAAATGATGTCAATGATTGGCGATCTCATCAATGCGCTGAAAGACGGTAATTGGAAAGAGGTCGGCAGAATAGGGAAGGCGCTGATTAACCAGGGAAGTGACCAACCTGACGCCTTACCTGCCGTCACCGATAGCGCAAATGGTGCAGCTGATTGGGTGCAGGAAAAAACAGGGTTCGATCCGAGAAGCGTAGGCAGATGGTTGCGAGGAGAAACATCCGCGAATGACCCTCGCGGGATCCGCAACAATAACCCCGGTAACTTGAATTATGTGGGCCAAAATGGCGCGCAGCTTGAGGACCACGCAACCCCGCGTTTCGCCAAGTTCAAAACAGCCTTTGACGGTTTTACCGCGTTGGGTAAGCAGATTAAAGCGTATTACACCGGCACATCGAAGGCGGCCGGTTACCAGAAGTTGCAATCTGTCGAAGACATCATTAGCAGGTTTGCTCCGCCGAAAGAAAATAACACCCAGAAGTATATTGATAAGCTCAGTAAAATGATGGGCGTCGGCCGCGGTGAAACACTGAATATTCACGATCCGCAGGTGCTTGCAATGCTGATGAACGGTATCACGCAGATCGAGAACGGTAAAAATCCTTATGCGCCAGAAATGGTGTTGAAGGCTGCTCAATCTACCGTTGGAGCTAATGGAAGCCAGGCGAACGGCGGAAACTCGACATTCAATATCAATGTCACTGGCGGTGGTGACCCAAGAGAAACTGCCCGGTTGACTGGTAATACGGTCGAGGGTGTCTACCGCAGGCAAACTCGCAATCTACAAACACAGGTGGGCTGATGGATATTTTATCAGTGCTGTTCTCGCAGCAGCGTCGCCGGATCGGCATCATTGTGCCAAGTGTTGCGATAAGCGAAAAGCACATGGATGCCATGGAAGTGACCGAGCATCCTGTGGAGATAGGCGCGCCAGTGAGTGATCATGCCTATGACCGGCCAGCAGAGGTGACGATGGAACTCGGGTTCGCAGGCGGTGGCTCGTTGCTGGATGACATCGACACCACCGAAATTTTTAACGCAAGTACCGGTCTTTCACTGGGTACCAGCCCGGAAGATATCTATCAGCAGCTGCTTGACCTGAAAAAAAGCAAAGTGCCTTTTTCGGTGACCACCGGTAAACGACAGTACCAAAATATGCTCATCCGCGCGATCGAGGTGCTGACCGATAAAACCAGCGAGAACGTGCTGATGACCACGCTAACGCTGCGAGAGCTGCTTATCACCGAAACGCAAAAGGTCACGACAACGCCTGCAGAGAACATGAAATATCCGCAGGACACAGCAGGGGTGAGTAATACGGGATTGAAAAACCCAACCACGCCGGAAAAGCGAGAAAGCATCTTGAGCTCAGTAGGGGGATTCCTTGGTTTCTAATCTGATCGAAATCCCGCTCACGCCCACGGCCCAGCAGTTCGCGATACAGCTTGCTGGCGTGCAATACCAGATGACATTGATCTGGCGTGATGCGGCGGGCTGGGTGTTGGATATCGCGAACAACGACAGAACGCCACTGATCCAGGGCATCCCGCTGGTCGCCGGTGCTGACTTGCTGGCGCAGTATCGATACCTTGGGATCGGTGGAGCGCTGTTTGTTGTGTCCGATCCGAATGTGCTGGATCCCCCTACGCAGGATAATTTGGGGATAGGCTCACACCTTTATTTCTTAACCAACTAGCCGCCGCCGGGCGGTTTTTTTCTGGGTGAAATATGTCAATCAACTGGATGCGAAAATGCAGCCTCATCGTGGCGAACGATGCGGGTGATGGGCTCGAGCTATCCGGGCTGAAAATCAGTTTTAATATCAGTCGTCCGGACATCAGCTACCCAGCTACCGGCATGTTCAAAATCTATAACCTGAGTAGAGACACCAACAACCGGATCCGGCGGAACGAGTTTACTCAAATCCGCTTTTCCGCTGGGTATCAGGATAACTTTGGGCTGATTTTTTCCGGGCAAATCCAATATTCTTATACGGGCCGCGAAAACCCAACAGACACATACATCGTGATCCAGACTGCAGATGCTGACCAGGCGCACAACTACGGGGTGATCAACACCACGCTGGCCGCCGGTTACACGCAACAGGATATTCATTCTGCGCTAATGAAGCCGATCGGGGTTTACGACATTGTTGCGGGGGCTACGCCGGAATTTGCCGATACAAAAGCACCAAGAGGGAAACCAATGTTCGGCATGCATCGTGACGAGGTTTCCAGCCTAGCGGCTCAGTGCCGGGCCTCGTGGCGCTATGAGAATGGCCGCCTGCAGATGGTGCCAGAGAATACCTATCTGGCCGATGCCATTGTGTTGAATGTACAGACGGGCCTGATCGGTATGCCGGAGCAGACAATTAACGGCGGGATCAATGTCCGTTGTCTGATAAACCCGAATATCCAGCTCGATACGCTAATCCGCCTCGATAACAAATCTATCAATCTGGTGGGGCTTTCCAGCCAGGAGATCGCCACCGGCAGCACAGCGGGTGCATCCTTACAGCAACCGGCAGTTCTGGATATGGACGGCGACTATATTGCGAAGAACATCAGCTATTACGGTGATACCCGTGGTAACGAGTGGTATATGGACATCATCTGTATTGCGAAAAGTGGCGCAGGCCTGTTGAGTCAGTCAGCTATTAGATCAGGGGCGTAGCATGATAACGAACAACGAACGCCAGGATTCCCCCGAGTTGGTACTGAAAGCCGTGGCTGATTCTATCAGCACCGGTTTGCGCGTCGCATGTCCGGGCATTATCCAATCATTCGACGCTGACGCTGTAACAGCCACGATACAACCAGCGGTAAAAGTGCCAGTCCGGCAAGCTGATGGATCTGTGGTATCGGTGGCGCTGCCGCTGCTGGTGGATGTACCTGTAGAGTTCCCACGTGGTGGCGGCGTTACGCTGACATTCCCGATTAAGCCGGGTGACGAGTGTGTTGTGGAATTTGCCGATCGCTGTATTGATTACTGGTGGCAGAACGGTGGGGTACAAGAGCCTGTTGATCCACGACAGCATCATCTTGCTGACGCTTTTGCGCGAGTTGGCCCACAGTCGCAGGCGCAGAAAATCAGCGGCATCAGCACCAGCGCCGCGCAGTTCCGCAGTGATGATGGTTCTACGTACCTTGAAATCGACCCAACCAGCAAGAAAATGAAAATCGTTGCCCCTGGGGGGCTCGAGGTGATCACCCCGCTGGCTGAGTTCTCAATGGCTGTGACGGTCAAGGGTCTGTTCTCTTTCATGGGGGGCATGGTCGGCAGTGCTATCAGCGGCACTGCGGCCACGATTACAGGTGTCGTGAAATTTGTCGGCCAAGTGTTTGGCAATGGCAAACGTATCGATGAGACGCACAAGCACGGTGGCGTAGAACGCGGCGGCGGCCAAACCGACGAGGTAAGCTAATGCGCTACAGAAAAGAGGACGAAAACAGCGATTACACGTTTGGGCAGGGTGATAACACGTTTCTGACGAACACCCCGGAAACGGTCGCCCAGGCAGTTAAAACCCGGTTTGAACTGTGGGCCGGTGAATGGTTCCTCGATATCACTGCGGGTACCCCATATCGCGAGGCCATCCTCGGCAAACACAAATCCTCGGCTTACAACATGGCCGTACGTGAGCGCATCCTCGGTACCCTGGGCGTGACCGAAATCCTTGAGTTCATCACCGAATATAACGGGGACACACGTAGAGTTGTGTTTACCGCTCGTATCAACACGCTGTACGGCGAAACGACTGTAACCAGCGAGGCATAATGCTAAATCTCGATACGCTTGGGCTTGCGGCCACTGTGACCGCGAGCGGTATCACCGCGCCTGATTACCAGACAATCCTCAACACGTTGACCGGTTATTTTCAGCAGATTTACGGTGATGACGTTTACCTGGAGCCAGACAGCAAAGACGGCCAGATGCTGGCTATCTATGCGTTGGCCATTCACGACGCGAACAACACATCGATCGCCGTCTATAACTCATTTAGCCCGGCAACCGCGCAACATGGCGCGCTGGCGTCGAACGTCAAAATTAACGGGATATCGGTTAACCCCGCCAGCCGGTCAACAGCCGACGTGCTCATTGTTGGCCAGGTAGGCAGGCAAATTACCAATGGCGTTGTGCGGGACGGAAACGGGATATCGTGGTCACTGCCCGCGGTGGTGGTGATTGGCACC